AAGCCGATGCTTATATTAAAAGCAGGGGGCTATAATGAAAGAATTTGCTAAAAAATGGGAAGAACGTGAGTACGGCCCTAAACTGGCAATGGCTGCTATTACAGCTATGATCGTTTATTTGGTAGTAGCACAATGACCCACTGGTGGCCCGCAAGTGACGAGGAATGGGAACGTCTAAATTTTCCAGAAAGATTCCAGGAAAAGAAATGAACTTCATCGAAACCTTAATAATGTTGCTACGCTGGAAACAAGATGGTTGGGATGTACATCCAATAAATCTTGACTCCGAGTTCAGTGGCTGGTTCTAAAACCAATAAATACTGGCATGAAATTAGTGTATATACACGGTGCCAATGCCACCAGTGAAAGCTTCAACTATATCAAGAGCAAACTAGGCACAGGTATAGACATTGACTATGATAGTCGTAATGGGTTCGAAAACAACCTAAAAGACATGCAAGCGGTATTGCAAGATCATAATGATCTAGTGTTTATTGCACATAGTCTAGGCGGTATATATAGTCTACATCTAGCCAATGCAATGCCCGCTGCCGTTAAGGGTGCTATAACATTAAGCACACCCTATGGCGGTGCCGAAGTGGCGGACTATGCCCAATACTTCTTACCATTCAGCAGACTAATGCGTGACATTGGTCCTAGCTCGTGGGTTATGAAGCAGGCTAGTCGTATTAAGATACAGCATCCCTGGACCAACATTGTAACTGTAAAGGGTCAAAGTCCTTTCATGCACGAGCCCAACGATGGTGTAGTGACCATTGCCAGTCAAAAACATCACGAGGATATGGAATTAGTAGAAGTAGATTGTAACCACTATGAAGTTGTGCTTAGTGACATAGTGGTTAAACTTATCAAGGAACGAGTAAACAAGTTCAAGAAATAAGTTGCTTTTGTATCACTAGGCATATATAATAGTACATAGAGAAAAACAAGTATCTATGTAAACAGACATTAACACACAGGAGATTATTATGTCACAATTCGAAACACCAAAGTTACCAGAAGTTAAATTTAACAAAAACGGCTACGAAATCCGCACAGACATCTTGGCCATGGCTAAGGATCTAGTCAACGAAGACTTCCATATGAAGTTTAGAGGCTGGGAAATGTCAGTCGAAAAAGATGCAAAGACTGGACAAGTTGTTAGCAAAGTAGATATGCCAGAGTTTCCAGGGCTTGAAAAAGTTCTAGAGACAGCTGAAAAAATGTACGGATTTGTAAACAACGGCCTGAAGAAATAATATAGGTTCATAGAGCATAGAAAAGCCACCCTAGGGTGGCTTTTTTGTTGACTGCTATACAGGACTGTACGGGTTACGAGGACGATCAGTTCCGTCATCCTCGGGGTATACCGGATAGTCGTTTGGATTAGTCTGTGCTTGCATTTGCGCCACACTTAGCACGTTTAGCATTGGTTAAAGCACCAAAGTCTACTGGCCATTCTTTACCTGGTTGTAGTTCAACAGCACCTTGCGGGAAAGCAAATTTAACACCGCCTGCTTGTTCGATCTGTGCAATTGGCAAACGGAATTTAGTTAAATCATTGCCCAAGTTTGGATATGGTGCCACGTGTGGGAATGCCCATCCTGCGATTTCTTTAGTTTGGTTGTTGATAACAATCTTGTAGAAGCCGTGCGGAACAACTACACCATTACCAATCTTCTTGTCTTGAGCATTGTAAACACCGCCTACATAAACTGTATAGCTTTGGTTACGTTGTACGGCCCAACCACGTACTGATGTTTCTAACAGTTTCCAAATTCCACGATTCAAGCTACCAGCTTGTGGGCTCATGTTAGTCATTAAGAATGATTCATATTCTACTTGTACATCCCAGCTTAGGTCTCCGTCTGGACTCATGTGTCCTTTGTCGTAGCCTGTACCTGCGTAGTCGTCGGGTCTAGCACCACCGGGTACTGACTGATCAGCAACAAACGCATTGGTACGAGCAACACAACCTAAAGCATTGGGTGGTGTAAGCTCATATGTTACGTACTTGGGTAGTTTAGCAGCCGCATCGTAGCCTACTAGATATGCCTGACGGCAAATAGGTGCTACACCAGCTGTTTGTGGGAATCCGTATGGAGCATGTACCTGACATGCTTGAACTGGATTAGGTGCCCTTTGTGTCCATGCGTTAGCAAGTCCTGCAACCGTAAGAAACAGTACAAATAAAATCTTTTTCATAGTAATCCTTAAAAATTAACTACTATTATTTAGTTCCATGCAACCATTTTAAATCGTTCGTTTGGGATTCCAAAATAATTACACTTCCATGCGCTTTGCTCAAAGAAGTCCAAGTGATGCCATTGATCTTTATGCTTGAGAATATCAAGGGCTGCTTCATCCCAATCGATTGCTGCTAGTTTTGGTTCCATCTGTAGTTTGAGTGCTGTAACTTCTTCATAGTCAAAGCTGTCATATTCCCAATGTAGTACTTCAAAAGCGTTACCTTGGCGATCAACATAGTCCATACTGAAATCTAGTCCCCACTTAGGACGGAGAGCAATTATTTTATTAATTAAAGGTAGGGTCTTTGCCCATAACTGTAGCTCTGCTAGGGCATCTCCTGCGTAGGCCTTGCGTTCGAACAGTAGGCTATGATTAAGAACAGCACCTTCTATCTTGTTGAACTGAGTGAACCAATCCCACTTGAGAGCGTGTATGTGATCCCTATGTCGTTTGGGTTTGGCGTGATTACTGTAGGCATAGTGTCGCTCTAATGTAGTAAGGTCATAACCGTTCTGATCAAACAGTTCTAGATCTTCTACAGTGGGTTGATAAACTAATTTTTCAACGGGTACCGACCAATAACCATTTGGGTCTAACAGGTTATCTGTTAAATGAATCATTTTGTTAACAATTTAGATTATTACTTGGCACCACTCAAGTTCATAATTGTTGTTCCTATATCTTTATGTTGGGAAGTCTAAACTACTGGTTGTTGTTCCAGTGTTTGTAATTGTATGTGCGCTGGCACTGCGATCAACTAGGTTACCGTCTAATGCTAACTTAGTATTAGCATCAGTCACTAATGTTGTAGGCGGCGTGAATGTAGTTGAATAGCGTGGTGTGTTACTGATTCTAATATTAGTTAGTTTACCGTTAAAGTACTGGAAGTCGTTGTTGCCACGACGGCCAATCCATAAATCATTAGTAGTGTCAGCTAGGCTGTAGTTTACTGTTCCGGAATACTGTGAAACACCGTTATAGAAAACTTTGATAACTCCAGCGGCGCTGGATATAGCTACGTGTGTCCATACTCCTGGAGTAGGTTCAGCACAAAGAGTTGTACCGTTGTTAACACTTAAATTACCGTTGTAATACATTATGTCAATAGTGCCGCTATTAGGCTGTTGTGACATTACAGTTAATAGTCTGCTTGCTGTACTATTTACTGAAGCTTTACTCCAGAACTCCATAGTCCAAGTTGTGCCTGCGTTCCAGTCTGCTCTCGTACCGCCTACCTGTATACGATTTGAGCTACCATTAAATGCCAGGATCTTTTTCTTAACTATGCCCAAGAACATTTGACTGATTCTTGATCCGCCCCAGGTATTTGAATATGTTGTGTCACCAAAGTAGTTAGTTAGGCAATCACGGAAGTCTTGATTCATACCAGTAGCATCAAATGTACCAATGGCTACGATTGTACCAGGTAGCAATGATCTTAAACCTGCGGCTATACCTGTACCTAGTCCAGGGTCATTATAAGTATCAGCCCAGTTGGCACTTTGTACCGTACCGTCGCTGTTTAAGGCCACAATAGTATGTCCACGACGCATACAGAATCCAAGACCATTGTTAGATGGAGGATCGCTAGGATTTGGTAATGTTGTTGGACTACCTGCTGTAAATGGACTAGCTGAGTTCCAAGTTACTGAGCCGTTGTTAGTTAATGTTAATTTGCTTGGGCCAGTGTCTGCTACTAGATCGCCACTGGTTAATTCTGTTAACAACAATTTTGTATTTGTTACAGGCAATAATGGGTTTGGTGATTTTGTAAAATTACTGGTGTAGACTGCTGTGCCATTTACCACTCTAAAACTTGTAATTCTACCAGCAAAAAGTGTAGCACCACTATCGTCAGCGCCAATATTCAAATAACCACCATTACCAATTGTTCCAGATTGTGTATCGGTAGTGGCACTGGCTGTACCATTGACATAGACTTTGACTGTAGTACCTGAACGTACCATAGCAATGTGTGTCCAAGTGTTGATAGGAACTGTACTAGTATAGGTGGTTGACCCCGCACCATATAAGTTGGACAACACAGAAGTTCCACTTAGTTGAACTGTATATCTGCCCGCACTTGCCTGACCAAATGTCCATAAAGCGTGAAAGCCAGTTACATTTGTTGGATAGAACCATCCTTCAACTGTAAAATCTCCAGTTAAGTTGAGTCCAGCATCAACAGTAGACAGGTATTGGCTAGTTCCGCTAAATGATGCACTGCCGCCAACCGCACTATTATCAAAGTTGTCTGGACTACGTGTATGATCTGTAGAAACCATTACACCGTTTACTCTAATGTAACTACCATATATAGGATTACCGTCAAAGTTAGTACAGATAAATCTTAAACTGTTGCCAGCAATAGTTTGGTCAAAGGTCATATATGTGCCGGCAACTAACTGCTGTTCAAAGTAACCATACTGGTCAACAACAGGTATTGAAGTATCGGCAACTGATACGGTGCCGCTGGTAGCTACGATAGGGCCGCTTGTAGATCCTGTGCGTATATCTATAACAACTGTTTCAGTGCCTTCTGTGAGATAATCGTTTGCCAAGACTCTGGTAAAGGTTGCGCTACCACTATTAACTGTAAACGATCCACTGTTGGCAGTGCCAGTGAAGTCTGCACCCACGGTAGTTCCACTGTTAGTCCAATATAGTGTGGTACCATCTGCTACACCAACTGTGGTAATTGTATAGGTAATTGTATCGCCTTCGTTAACTGCTGAAGCATTTGGAGATATACTATAGCTGATTGAAATCCAAGGACGTCCAATCACTAAAGTTTGAGAACTCAAATATTGCCAAACAACAAAAGAATGTCCAACTATGCTGTTGCTGGTTAGAGTTAATTGCGTATCTGATTGTATTGATTCAACAGTGCCAATTCCAAAGTTTCCATATGTTGATGTCAGAACTGTTCCAACAGTTAACGTTGTGAAATTAGTTCCAGAGCCAGTTACAATTTTACTCGATGTGCTAGCACTAAGTAGGCCAGCGCCGGCAACTTGTACAGCACCATTAGCATTATCCGTAATACCATTACCGTTATATTGTGTAGGCAACTGTGTAATATCGTAGTATGCTCTTGAACGTGCATAACTCTTAGTAGGATCTGCGCTACCGGATATAGTTCCGTTGGCAGCAACTACTTTACCTTGACGTTTTGCTGAAGCAATATCAAGTTTAGCTTTTTGTTTAGCCTGCTTATTAGCTAGGGTAGAGATGCCGTTAGCGGACATATTAGTTCATGCCGCCTAGTTGTTTAATACGCTCTAATTCATCAACGGGTTCTTCTTTCTTGGCCTTCATATAGTCACGGGCTGTGTCTAGATAGTCAACAGCTTTGGTGATTTTGGCCTGTACCCATTCTGGTAAGTTTTCATCTGAATGCAGGATACTGCGTAATTCATTTGCGGCTTCGGCAGCAGTAAACAGATCCTGTTTGGCCATTTCGCCTTCTTGATCATATTCAGCCGGATCATGAGCTTCGCCCATATCACTATCATCTACAGCCTTCATGTGGCCAATGATTGTATTATAGTCACGCATGGTGACTACACCATTCTGACTCAGCTGTGTAACAGCTTCTGCAATATCATGCAGGTCAACGTCTTGTTTTACTTCTTCACGGGCTAGTTCAAGTAGCCTAACAAATAACGGTACGTCTAGTTTAATAATGTCCATAAGTCTAATCCCCAGTTAACTATTTATGTTATAGCCAACTGAGGATAGGACTAGTTACGGACGTTTGTCAATAACCTGGTCTGCAAGCCCGTATTCTACAGCTTCGTTAGCTGACAAAAACGTGTCAAACTTCATGGTTTCGAACAACTGCTGATAGGTTTTACCCGCTGTATTGTGACGTACATACAACTGTGTTAGACGCTCGTTAATGCGCTGGCTTTCTTCAAAACTACGTTTAGCATCCTCAAACTGTAATTCTTGTACGTGAACTGAACCACGTGTGCCCGGAGTGCCAGAACTGACACGGTGAATCATAGTACGTGCTTCGGGCAAGACAAAGCGTTTGCCTTTAGCACCTGCCTGTGCTAGGAACGAACCCATAGAGCAGGCCTGACCCATAACATAGGTAGCCACATCGCACTTGATAAACTGCATGGTATCGTAGATAGCCAAACCTGCAGTAACACCGCCACCTGGACTGTTGATGAACAAGCTGATGTCTTTACCCGGCTCTTCGCTTTCCAAAAACAACAACTGTGCCACAATAGTATTGGCCATTGTATCTTCTACAGGACCGTTCAGCATGACAATGCGTTCTTTCAGCAAGCGACTGTAGATGTCATATGCACGTTCGCCCTTGCTAGAGCTTTCAATTACCATAGGTACTAACATAGAATTCCTTTAAAGTTAAATCACTTGTATAATATAGCACAGGAAAATAACTTGTGCAAGTCCTTGACAATCAATATGTTAGGCTGTATACTATCAGTTAAATACACGTTTAATGGAGTAGTATCGTGGCAGATTGTTTAGTGTTGAACGCAGACGGCAACCCAGTTAGCCTCTTGCCGTTGTCAACCATCACATGGGAAGAAGCTATCAAATATATGGTTCTGGACAAGGCCAATGTATTGGAGTGGCATGACAATTGGGTAGTTCATTCTGCCCGTTGGTCCACGCCCGTGCCTGCTGTGATCATGCTTCGCGACTACATGAAACCCAAAATGACTGTTCGCTTGACCAAGCGTAATATATTCATGCGGGACAAATGGACATGTCAATACTGTTCTGCGGAGATGCAGGAAAAGGACTGTACCCTAGATCATGTGGTGCCAAGTTCAAAGGGTGGCAAGACTACCTGGGAGAACTCTGTCACGGCCTGTAAGCCCTGCAACTACAACAAGGCTGACAAAGAAAAGGGTTGGAAACCAAAAACCAAACCAACTAAGCCTAGCTACTATCAATTGATCGAACGTCGACGCCAAAAGCCGTTCAATCTGCGTCACCCTAGCTGGGCACAATTCATAACTGGTTAAATTAATAAAAATAACCACTTGACAGGATCTTCGGATCCTGTTATTATTTGTACATGGTTGAAACAGGATGTATGGAATAGGTCCATACGTTGATCGTAGTAAATCTAAAATGCTGTAAATTAAGTCAGCGAAAAGGAAACATGATGTTAACACTCACGACCGCGGCTAAACACGCCCGCACACTCAAGACTACGCCTTACAATAAAAAACAGGCTATGACAGCCTATGTAAGGAAATTTCAAATACCATTTGAAATGAAAGACGATGCTATCGATCTTCGTGAAATGGCTAAGAATTTTCCAAATGAAATTATTCCGGTACAAGATGTAAATGCAGCAATCGCTGTTGTTCTTGGACCAAAATATCAAAATGTGCAATACACATATGACCCCAGTCATGGTGCCCAAATTATCTACGGTACTACTCGACCAAGAGTTTACTTTGACTACATTGATTGGTCTGACTTGTACCTATGGCCAATATTTCAACGTGACGTGGCTCCAAATCACGTGGAAAAGATCTACAAAGACTTTGACGAATCTAGTGTCATTGTTCCGTGTCTTATCAAACTTACACTTAAGAATGGTAAACCCATTTATTGTATTTGGGACGGACATCATACTATTCAAGTGTGTCGCTTAGAAGGATGGATGAAGTTTCCTAGTTGGATTATTGATGTGGATCAATATACTGTTGCAGAAATTACCAAAGATGGTTTGTTTGATGACACTGACCAAGGCCGTATTGAATTTGGCTGCTTTATTGCAGGCAAAAACATGCGTCGTATCAATGGCATTAACAAACGTCAGTTGTCAGCATACGATGACTTTTTAATTGGTTACGAAACCAAGGATGCACAATTTGTTGCAATGATGAACATTCTTCGCAAGAACAATTGTATTCCAAAGCGACATGCCAGTGTAAGTGGCTCATTTACTCAGATCAAATCTGGAATTGAATGTTATGAGCTTGCTGATACATATGGTAACAAAGGAATCTATTGGGATCGTGCTCTTGCAGTTCATCGCAAGTATTGGCCTATGAGTCCGCTGGTGTTGGAAGTGTTTCGCCCACTGGCATATCTCTATCATCAAGCAGCATTGCAGGGGTTTAACTTGCCCGCTACGTTTGATAATGATCTGGCACAGATGTTGATTGCAAAGTGGGGTGATGCTGAAAGCATCCAAGAAGGTATCAAGGAAAGTTATTGGGCATCATACCATCAAGCAAATGGTGTCTCTGGACAGATACCCGAACACGACAAGTTCCGTGTGCTCAACGGACTTATTAACTTCTATAATCAAAGCGGTGGCAAGACATTACTGCCTGCTCCTACTTGCCAGTGGAGAGTGTAATATGAAAGGCAAGAAGCTCTGCTACATATTCAAAGATCCTATGGGGTCTTTGGATAGTAAGGTTGGTATCACAGGTAACCCTGTAGTTCGCCTGGGAGTTTATCAAAACAGCTACAGTAAGAAAAGCCATACTGCCTGTTTTGATGTGGTGTATATTGGACCTGCTCGTGCTATTTCCAATTTGGAGAAAGCTGTTAAACAGATACTTGACATGGATATTGAACTGGATGGTCGCGGCCATTCAGAATGGGTCAGTCAGACCTATACCACTATTGAATCAAAGATCGACGAGATTATCGATGGTTACAAGTTTAAAGTTGTAAAAGTATCAAAACGATTTTTGCCTCTAAACGTAGATAATATGGAAGAATTTGTTAAACACTATGGGGCCGATGTATGATTGATATTGCAAAATTACCAACAATAACTTTTGACTTGGGCAGGTGCTTGCATGCCAGTGAGATCAAGGGCATGATGAAAAAACTTGGTATCAAATACTATTGTTATGCTTTTATCTATAACAGTACTATTATGAAGTATGGGCAGAGCGCCGATAATGATTGGATCCGTGGCAGCTTTGGGGAACGGGCATATCGTCAGGCATTTCAAATTCCGGGATGGCCCACTAAGCCCAGTGTGAACAGCGCAGGCTCTGACATGCTGGACATAATCAAACATTTTCCGGATATTAACAAAAATAATGTCTGCGTTAAAGTTTGGGATATGACCAATTATCCACTTGCAGTACAAGATGATCCAAGACACGAAGTAACTCAACTTGAAGATCAACTGCTAGAGTCGTACGTACAACAGCATGGGTCGTTACCTTTGGGCAACCTGCGCGATGAAAGTCATATTAGACGTAAAACTCGAGTAACTGATCAGATCTTTAATTCTATGTTTGACACGGAATAAAAAAAGCCCCTTCCGGGGCTTTTTTATCGTTTACGAAGATCTCTTCTTGCTGTTCGAGCAATGGTACTCTTGGTAATTTTTGGTGCTTTTGATTTTCTAGCAGCCGTTGTGATTACTTCTTCTTCCTAACTGCCCGTTTTGCCATAGCATTAACGGTCTTTGGTTTAGGAGGCTTTTTGCCTTTAAGAATTTGGCTTACTCTACGTGGGCTTGGCATGATTACTTACGCTTACGTAGTTGACGACGAACTGCTGCTTTGATTGGGGTTTTTGCACGATATGCCATAACTAACTCCTTTGTTAAATGTAAAACTTATAATACTATTTATAAATTCAGTTGTCAACCACAAATCTCTTGACATCACGGCTAAATGGTGTTATACTATTAACATAGTAAACAATTTAGGAGCCAGTGTGCGTACACAACCAGAATTTATTATCCGTGATCTAGAAGTTCACCCTAGCCGACTGAACAAAGAAGCTATCCTCGAATCCGCAATGGAAGACGGGCTTGATGAGTTCTTCGAAGGAGTCAGTATGGCCCTGGACACGCTCTACACCTTTGGTGTTAAGCAGGTGCCTATTAAAGAGGAAAAGGGTGGGCAAGGGCTTAGTTGGGATAATTTCAAACAACTAGCGGAGAGCCTGCATCGTCGTGAACTCACCGGTCACGCTGCTCGTGATGCTATTCTATTGGCCATGGGCGTGGCTACAGACGGTCAGTGGAATGACTTTTATCGTCGTATTCTTATTAAGGATCTTCGCTGTGGAGTCTCCGAAAAAACTGTAAACAAGGTAGCCAAGGCCTTTAAGAAGCCTAACTACTCTGTGCCAGTATTTGAATGTATGTTAGCACATGACGGTGCTAATCACGAGGGTAAGATCACAGGCAAGAAGATCCTGCAGCCCAAACTAGATGGTGTACGGGTTATTACTGTAGTTGACCTTGAAAGCAACACAGTTACTATGTATAGTCGTAATGGCAAGGTACTTGAGAACTTCAGTCATATTACAGAAGGTTTGGCCAAGTATGCAGAAAGCTTTCTACGCAGTATGGTTATTGATGGTGAAATTGTTAGTTCTAGCTTTCAAGCACTGATGAAACAGGTACATCGTAAGGATGACATTCAGGCTAGCGATGCTCGTCTAATGGTATTCGACATGCTACCCCTGTTCGAATTCAAGCAGGGTACCAGCACCATGGGTCAACGTCGCCGTCATAATTTTGTTCAACAGCACAAAGAAGTGTTCGATCAAGTTGGCTCAATTGATATCATTCCGCAGATTGAAGTGGATCTTGACACCTTCATGGGTGAGCTCGATTACAAAGACTACAACAAGAAAGCCATCACCGAGGGCTTTGAAGGCATTATGATTAAAGATCCCGATGCCAAATATGTTTGCAAGCGTCACGTGGCTTGGCTCAAACAGAAGCCCTTTATTGAAGTTAGCCTCACTGTGATTGAAACAGAAGAGGGTACTGGACGCAATGTGGGCAAGATGGGTGCCCTGGTATGTGAGGGTGTAGAAGACGGCAAGACTATTCGAGTCAATGTGGGTTCGGGCTTTTCGGACAAAGACCGTGATGAATTTTGGTCATGCAGAGTAGACGGGCAGGTAGTTGAAGTACGTGCAGATGCTATTACACAGAATCAGGACGGCACCTACAGTCTGCGGTTTCCACGTTTCCTACGCTTCCGTGGCTTTAAAGCGGGGGAAAAGATCTAAATGGATAAGAACGCTATCAAGGATCTAACCTACGGTGGACTACTAGAGTTAGTCAGTAATCCACGATATTATTATCATAGTGTTGGGGGCTACAGCTACAGTCATTTTACCAATGACGGCAAAGATGCCCTAGATGAATTTATGCAGGTAATGGCATGGAAGATGCTGGAAGCTGAACAAACAGCTCTGGATCGTAGGGCCAAAGAGCAAGTTATAGCAACACTGAAAGGCCAGTAATGAACACACGTATTCAAGAGTTAGCCCAACAGGCTAAAGCTGCCGTACCTCAGGGTATTCTGGATGTGGACAAATGGATTGAAACATATAACGAACTGTTCGCTGAGTTATTGATTCGAGAATGTTGTGCGATTGCCGATCAAGTAGAACGAGCAGACATGGATTCTTATGTGAGCAAATATATTAAGGCACATTTCGGAGTTGAAAAATGATTAACGGTGTAGTAATTATGGAAACTCCGTTTAACGGACTAACCATTGATGGATCACATGATAATTTAATATATGCATATCATGGTGCAGAAACTTATGATATCATACTAGCAGATGGATTTCCAAAAATGCCAATCGGTGTTTTTAGTTTTAGTCGAGAAATTGCTTTTAATACTACTACAAATGAACCTAATCTGCTATTAGAGATTAAACAATTATCAGGTATTTTTTCAGTAATTAATTGTAGTATAGGCTCTCTTGAACCCGTTGAAGATTATAATTTTGATCCAACGGAATTTGGTCGATTCTGCTTTAATAAAGGTACAGAAAATGTATGGGCGGCTGGTAATTGGGATGGACAACTAATCACAGATACAAAACCAATTTGGCAATCTTGGATCGACAAAACAATTGCCAGTCCTTATCTGATGGTAGCAGGAGCATTAGGCAGGACTGCACAAAACCCAAACAATTGGGATGTAGCCGACTACAGCATGTCTAATCCTAGATTTGTAACATTTATGTTGAGTGGTTATACTATACCTGTAGTTGATCCAAATAGCCCAAGCGGTTTTAATGGCAGTCAAGGCACAAGTTTTGCGGCACCTAGATTAAGTGCATTTATATCACAAATTGTGGGTGTTCATCCAGAATATAACATGAGTCAAATCATGACCACATTGATGAATAATCAAACACCTTTTGTTAGTATTGAAAAAAATAATTGGATTGAAGAAGCCTTGTTAGGTGATCGATTGAAAACTACTACAGAAAGTATTGACACTTCGATCCTAGTAGAAAATGCGTATGAAGTATTTTTAGGACGCCATGCTAGTCCAACTGAATTAACTTCAATGGTAACTAACCTAAATACAGGTAATCAAACTTCTATTCAAGCATTGATTTGGTTTGAAACAAATAGTAATTATACTCAAAAACTATGTCCGTTACAACAACAGATAGAGGGCTTATATCATTTGTTTTTAGGACAAGATGGTAGTGATGTTGAGATTGATACCAGTATTCAATACTATGCTAATAATGCCAAAGAAAATTGGGCAAAATTTTGCAAAGACTGGAGTCAATATTATAAAATTGGCATACTGAATAATTATCACTTTGGAGTTGAACTATGAGCAAACGTATCGGACCCATCACCCTAGACGGTGAAACAGCAGATCGTATAACCCTGCTGAACTTGAAAGAGTACCGCAGTTATCTTAAAAGCGAGCTGGCTACTTGGAAGAAAAATCCACGTACAGAAGACAACCCCGACGGGCATTGGCTACACCCCGAGGATGTTGCGGGCAATATGCAGGCCATTACAGCCCTTAATCTAATCATCAAGCACTTTGAGTGTTAACCATGAGCAACGAGCATTTGCTTTGTAAAGACTGCAAGCACAGCTTCAGAGCCACCCTGGGTGCATACCTGCTGGGCAGCTATGGCTATCGTTGTCGCTTGGCCTGGGTACCCGAACAGATCAAAGACAACAGGGTCACGGGTCCAGTCAAGGAAGAGGCCTACTATACTCGCTGTGAAGTAGAGCGCCAGCATGTGGGTCTACGTGGCGAGCATTGTGGGCGAGAGGGTACCAATTGGGCGCCCCGTAAGAGCACTGATATATTCAAGCTGATTAAGAAAGAAGTATGAAGCTCACTCCCGAACAGCAACTATTCTGGGATGCCCTACACGGAGCCCAGTTCCATGCTCACACAATGGCCAGGGACATACTGTCAGTCAAGGGTAGGGCCAAGCGATTTCATGCTCGTATAGATCAACACATGTACACCATTATGAATCTGTACACAGCCGAAGAAGTTATACGCATTGTGAAAACATGGCTCAGTGTCTACCAGATCCCCATGGACCCGGGCCGAATGACCAGTAGTGATCTATTTCATCAACGCTATGGGTCAATAGTAATAGCCCTATCGGGCAAGATTCAATCCTATTAGAGCCAGTTAGATACGGCCTGTTGTGTGCTCATGCTCAGTGCTGAATTGTACAAGACATTGGGATCCTGTTCAAAGATCCAACCAGCGCCCGGGTACCCGCAGGTAAGCCACCCATACTGTGGCTGATGCTCACCACGATTAAACTCCATCTCCAGCTGTCCGGGACCCCATGCAGCCGAACCCAGGAACATGCGCCAGTAGTGTGGCTGATGGTGATCGCTCATGAAGTTGACAGCATCCCCACCCTGGGTAATACAGAGATCGTCTGCGAGCCATTGGCTGGAATCCAAACTCCAATCGGGCGAGTGCAGCATGAATATGTTGTGACGGAACACGGGTCCACCCTGATAAAAGGGCTCAGTGGGATGCCAATTCTCGGGAGCAGTGCGCAGAGCATCTACCAAGGGCACTTCAGAGGCCCTGTTTAAGATCAGCCCGTGTGTGCCATCTTCGCTGTGATCCAGAACCAGAATAACTGTTTTATTAAAGGTGCGCTCGTGATAACCCGGATGAGTAATCAGCAAACTACCCTGCTCAACATGGGAGTAATCCATATGCTTAGCCTGTTCTAGTGGGGCTTATTGGTCCGCCATAGGCGGTGCTTTTCTTAGTGGTGCCGCGCAGTTTAACTCGCTTTGAGCCGATCTTTTGGCTCTTGCCCGTTTCTCTAGCACGATAGCCCTGAGCCTTGCATGAGGCTAGGTTACTGGCACCCAGAGCTGAATTGGGCTTGCCCGATGTGCAGAGATCGCGGCTAGCTGGCTCTTCGTCCACTAGTTGATCTCTCATGATGATTTCGTTTATGCGCATGGAGTATTTATTATGATAACTGTGCCACGGCCCAAACAGCAGTGACCAGGGCAGTTTTAAACTCCAGTGAGTTAGATTCGTGATCCAGGGTGTCCATGCGCACTAGATCACGACATAGTTCTTGATACTCGCTGGGATCAATATCCCCTCGGTTTGCAGCTTCAGTTATCTGTAGTGCATATTGTGCTCGCTTGGCAATGGCTGCATCGCCGCAGCCCGATAGCGAATATAGTGCATCAATCGTCATTAGAATCTCCCTAGTATAACACGGGCCGCATGTGCAGCCTGTTCTTGCATAATTGACTTCTTGAGTTCACAGTAGGTTTTAGACCCATCTTTAACCTGAGTACGAGTGTACATGTCTTCCACAGTCTCACGCATGGGTGCTATGACACGTCGCACATCAGCATGCCGCCAGCCCGCTGATTCTGAGTAGAGTTCAAACCACTCTAGGTCGTCACGTATACGGGCAACCTGTTGAGCCTGTGGTTGAGCGCAGTCAAGACGTTCCACAGCCAGTCGCACGTTAACAATACTAGCACTTTGGTTTGGATCGTTAAAAGAGGGAATCCATTCCTTGACAGTGGAGCAGCCCGAGATAAGACTCAAGGCAAAAATTATTAGAAGTTTGTTCATAGTTAAGTATTTACACAGGATTAGACATAATCCAGATTAGGTTGACGCACCAGTTCATGACCAAAAGCCAGTACTAGGAGATCAGCATATTCTCTAAGAATCCAGTAGTCACAGTGATCGGGTCCAATGCTAATATAGCCCCCGTGACGCTGTACAAAAGTCCATACTGATTCATAGTCTAGATCACTCCAATACCAAACCCTATAGCATACTAGTACGCGAGCTGCATCTGGTGATAATACGTATAGAGAATCTTGATTTTGAGTGCGTAGGAGATTGGTCATATAAACAAGATCCATATCCAACCTAAGAACAAGCCCAGACCGAACGATACTAGAGCCAAATAGACACAGACAGTGATGTATAAGAACTCATTAAGAACAATAGTCTCTATAGTGGGATGCATAGTAATAGTTATACTAGTATAGAGAATTAGAATTCTCTAACGCTATAGACCCCGCTGCAAGGTCTGCGTGTAGGTGCGTGTGCATGTGATCATACTAGTATACACACAATAGAGAACAGTTATACTAGTATAGAGAAGGATGCAGTACGGTCAAGAAGCCGTGAGAGAATGGGTGGACTATTTTTTGCATACCTCTTAAACCATGCGATTTTGAATCGTTTGGCCATATTTTTGCTCAACCATAATCGGCTCTTTTGACTCAATTTACCCCATTGTTTTGCAAAATAACTCCACCGTTTGACTCGTTTGGAGCATCGTTTTCGACCATTTCGACACCATTTCCCACAGTAACCGACTGCTCCCGGACAGTTCTCTACTGTACACACAGACCCCGCTGCAGGGTATTGTGTAATATGCGTACGCTAGTAGACATGTTGTGTATACGCTACACACTATAGCTCTATACTAGTATACTGATTGACACTAGCTCACTATGAGTGTATACTAGTATACATGAAACTATCACTTATACTAGTAGCAACTCTACTGTGCTCAGCTTGTGGCACAGTGCCTAACTATCGTTCAGAGCGACAGTTGTTTGAACAGATCCCTAATTGGGACAACGCTGCTATAAAAATATGTGGCAAGCTGACAGATCGTTGCTAGACCCCGCTGCTAGGTATGTGTGTATACGCACATACGTGTACATGTATACTAGTATATGATCAAGAAACGTAGACTATCACAATCGAGAGAATCAATGACCTTACCAGATGAACGTTATCGTGCTGTTGTGCAGACCCGGAGATTCTTATTGGATCTTTGTAATAGCGATCACACGCCTAGAGTACCTAAATTGGTTAGAGAAACAGCTAGGAGCATGCTGCGGCACTATCCCACAGAATATGATATGCAGCGTACAGCACGTATGGCTCCTGATGTGTTCGCGGAACAGATGGAACCTTTACACAGGATGATAGCAGCGTATTCACAATCAGATGTAAAATATAGTCAAGAAACAGTTGCACGGGACTCGGAACTATAGTATACTAGTAGTTGTAAAAGATACCGGGCCCTTAGCTCATGTTGGTTAGAGCAGCGGACTCATAATCCGTTGGTGCTGTGTTCGACTCACAGAGGGCCCACCACACACTGCCCATAGTTAAATGGATATAACACAGACCTTCTAAGTCTGATTTCCAAGTTCGATTCTTGGTGGGCGGACCAGAACACAGTTAATAACACAGCAGCACTAACAGCAGCTAACAAGGAAAACATGTCAACAGAAGAAAATACAGCAGCTAACAGCAGCCCTACAGCAGCTGAGCGCAGCAACACCACAGAAGAAGCCATCGCAACGTTTCTTCTCAACGGCGGTCGGGTGCAGCAACTGGACTATCGACAATCGGGCAGAGTAGAAGGCGACAGCTACAATCCCTGGGGTGCTGGCCGTAAGAAGAAGACTGTGGATTCACCGCTCAAGAGCACGGCGGAAGATGTCGAAGACGAGCTCTAAGCTGCGGGCCGCTGCTGTGGTCCAGCTGTAGTGCTGCTGTAGCACAATTGCGCAGCTGACCCAATAACCCTATGCTGTGTAGGGTCATTTCTTTTTGGTTGACAGGAAGGCCAAAAGAGACTATAATAACAGCATGACACAGACACTTACCACTCGTAAAAAGCGTACCGACCGTAATCATATCATATATGAGCTACGTGTAGCGGCGGGCAACTACATTGGCGTCACAGCTAAGACAGAATCGACTATTAATAAGTCAGTTCTTGCTCGTGCTGCCAAGCACTTCTATCGTGCAAAGAAAGAGTCTAAGAACTGGCTGCTTTGTGAGGCTCTACGTGCTCTCAACGACAAGAGCGAGATCGAAGTACTAGTTCACGAAGTTGTACGTGGCAAAGCGGCTGCGCATAAGCGTGAAGTAGAGCTTCGTCGTACACTGTGCCCTACACTGAATACAGATGTGCGCGGGGATTGACACTGCGGACAGAAGCTGTTATAATTGACACTTACACACTAAGGAGCTGATATGTTTTCAACAGACAATCAACAGGCATTGAAACAAGCACTCAATGTCATGTACGAAGATCAGGGTGCGGCTTTCACTTCGGGCTACTTGAACAGCATGGCACAAGAAATGCTGACCCTCTTGCCCAAACGCAAGCAGAAAGAGTTCATCAAGAGTGTAGAGGCATTCAACGGCCGCCAGTTGGTCAAGGTCAAGAACTGCTTGTCAGGCTTAGAAGTTGAGATCCGCAGAGAAGATCAGGGCGGTCCCTGCGATCCCAGCATGGAACGTTATCACAGCATGTAAAGACCCTGGGGTTGACAAGGTCTTTAAAAGCTGCTATAATTAGGGCTTAAACAGTAACAAAGGAGCGCGAGATGAACATAGATGCAATCAACACTGCCATCATCACTGGCAATCTAACTAACGATCAGCTGAGCACTGTAATCGATGCTGTCCGCTATGCTAGATCACAATTGGGCCGCCAGAGCATTAGAGCACTGAGCATAGGCGACAACGTTAACTTCACCAGCACCAAAACAGGGCAGAACCATACGGGCGTGGTCACTAAGATCGCTATCAAGTATGTCACAGTGAAGACCCTGCAGGGCCTGTGGAAGGTACCTGCTAACATGTTAACTTTGGTTAAGGAGTATGCATAATGAGACACTACGAAGAACTGGCAGTCTACCAGCGTGAAGGCTACGAGATCATTGTGGACAAGAGCTGGGAAGATATGAGTGTCGCAGACTGCTTCGATGACAGTCAGTTCGACATTGCAGAGATCAATCACAACATCGAACATGGCAACTTGGATTGGTTCATGCTGCGTGTTCGTGTACTAGTAGAAGGCCTAGAGTTGAGTTCGGAGTACTTGGGCGGCATGCTCTACGAAGACGCCAAAGAGTGTTTAACTGATGGCTCAGCTGAGGACTTGATAGATGCTGCAATTGCAGACGCTAAGAAGCAGGTCTACAGATTATCCCGAGTGTTTGGCGGGTTATCAGAAGCGGTTGACAGAGAAGGCGTTTTGGCAGTATAATAGATACTTAGACACAAAGGAGCGCGAATGATCACAGCAGACACACTCAAAACCCTAACTACATTCACAGCGCCGGCTCTGACCCGTGCGGCTGTGGATGCAGGCTACAAGGGTCCGGAGTTTACTTCATGCAAGTTCTTGGGCATCACTAACGGCGGGCAGTTCTGCTATACAGTGGTCTACCACGTCAAGGGCGGCACAGATAGTACTAAAGTATTCCTCAGCTATGACCCTACAGCGGGTAGGGTTATTGCAGACTATCAGTTGACAGAACTGTTTTAAGACAGTATAATAGACACT